TACTTAGTGCCCTTCATAGCACCGCCTTTTGCCATGTATTTAGTTCCTTTAACAGAACCGCCCATAGCGTATCCTTTAGTTCTTTTATACATTATTTTTTACCTTTTTTTGTACTGCTTTTTTTTACAGGTGTTTTTTTCTTGGCAGGAGCTTTCTTTTTAGGCATATTTATGTAAATACGTTCATCCTTTACTGGCTCATCTGGTCTTACTTTAGCGTTTAACCTTGCTTGTAATTTTGGATCCTCAGATTTTTTCTTTGGCATAATTTCTCCTAGCTTATAGTGGTTACTTTTCTGCGGTTATTCATAACTTTACCACAACCTTTAGCTATAAAACCACCATTTTTCTTTTTAACTCTGTTTTGTGCGGCCATTGATCTTTCTATAGCAGCACCTCTTTTTTTCTCGTAGGAAGATAATTTACCGTCTTTATTAAGATCTGCTTTGTTTTTATTCATAGGGCCTCCTTGACTCATTGAAACTTTTGCTTTTTTAGTATTAGCAACTACTGTCTTGCCTTTACTGCCTGCTCTTTTTTTCTTTAGTGCCGTTGCTCTTCTTTCAGATTTTGACAGACTATTTGCTTTAGATGCAGGCAAACATCTATCTGGATTTTTTTTATCTTTGCTTGTGCCACAAGCTCCTTTAATAGATCCATCTGTACCTATACGTTTCCAATTTTGACCTTCCCAATCAGCAAGTTGTCCCATTATCTTAATCTAGCTTTCATAACAATACCTTGGCCCCTTATAACTGGACCACCTTTAGCTTTTTTTGTTCTTTTAGATTTTTTAGCATAGTTTGGATCTTTGCAATACTTAGATGCAGCCATATTTGCATAAGCTGAAGGATATGTATCAAAAGTTCTTTTTGCCCAAGCTTTACCAGAAGGACAAATTTTACCACCACTTTTTGCTTTAGCCATTTAACAATCCCAGTCTCTTCTAGCCCAATAATTAGCACTACATCTATCTGTAGTACCGCTCATGCCACCACTACGGGCACAATAAGATTTTTTTCTGGATTTAGTGTTTTTGTGCATACCGAGTTTGGCATCACCAAAGGTTATACGTTTAACTCTAGAACTTTCGCTACTACAACCTTTGACAAAGACTTCTTTTCGTTTCTTACCATATCCAGGGCTACCTTTTGAAATAGCCCTAGGTCTGTTTAAAGTTACAGTTTTGCCTTTATATTCCGCCATTCATTAATAGTTTTTATTAAGAACTAAAATAATTGAATATGTGTCACCACTAGAGTGTCCAACAGTAGTAAGGTCAATATCTCCAGTAACTCCACTTCCTGCATTATTTGGTATGCCTGTAAATAGGTCATAATACTCATCTCCAGTGCTATCTGATGGCAAACCAGTTAATAACACATTAGAAGTAGCATCAAACTCTAAATTTACACCCATACCTCTAGTAGCCCAATATATTCTAGCGACTGATACTGAAGTACAAGACTCTCCTGCACTATTTGTAGTAAGTGCAGAAACGTCTACTTTCTTTACAGCCGATTCACCTGTGCCATCTGACACATTAGTAAACTTCATAATAGCAGTCTTTTCGCCATCTTGAATGGTTTGTGATGTTACTGCATCAGCCATAATTTACTCCTTATCTTTCAACTGCTGCTACTACGTAGTCAATAGTCATAGTTTGTGCAGAAGCTTCACCATTTTGAATACCGAATGAAACTGTTAATTCCTCATCATCTGGTAAATTAGTGTTTGCTACAGCTACAGGTTCTGCATTATTTACTGAGTAATAAACTTTTGAAGTGTCTGGGTCAATAAACCAAGTTACTGTAATAAAAGTATCATCCGCCATAGTTGCTACATCTTCTGTAGTTGTTGCACTGTTATTTTTCTCTACTAAGAAATCTAAACCTGCATCACCGTCTGCTGAAATAAAGAATACACCGTCTGTAGTATCAAGTGGTGTTGTATCTGTAATTCCAAGGCCTATAACAAAGTCTGATTGATCTACATCATTTACTTTGAATCTAGCTGAGAAGTATGCTCTTTTACTTGTGCTTAACTTAAATGCTTCGCCTTTTAATTGTAAAAAGTCTAAGTCATTATCTCCAGCAGCATTAGTAAGCAATAAAGCCCCACCTGCTGACGAAGTTACAGCTTCAGTTGCACTACCTGTACCTGCTTCAGTAGTCGTAATAGTCCAGTCGCCTGAGTTATACGTCATGAAATCATTATGATACATATAGAATGTTTGGTCAGATGGATATGGTGCAAACATAGGCATATCTTTTTTATGCTTAGTTGCAACAGTATTACCTGCCCATAATATTAAGTTTTGAAAATGTGGATTAGCCATTATGAACTCCTTTACTTGTATTAATGGAAATCGAAATCGATCCTCATTAAGCTAATTAATTTTTTAACTATCTTGAGTTTACACCTAGAAATAAAAGTAATCAACAAAAAAAGGGAGCCGAAGCTCCCTTAGTAATTGTAGTTGAGTGAGAAACGCTACAATAATTCGTTCCTTTAAGCTCCTTGAGAGCCGTAAACGGCTCTAAAGTTTGAATATCCGAAGCTATAACGCTCTCTAGCCTTATATCTCATGTTGCCAGTATCGAAGTCACCTTCCAATGAAGTTGTCATTGGAGATCTTTCAAAATACTTAAATCCGTCAGGACAGTCTGTTTTCAAGAAGAAAGCATCTGTATCTGTCAGATAGTTATTTACAACATAACCATCAGGTAGCATACCAGTATTCTTAATAGCATTAATGTCGTTGTCAGACGTACCAACTCTTCCAGGAGTTTGTAATAATCTGTCAGCAACAAATACTAATTGTGGTGGAATAATTAGCTTCATACCTTTTAACGCAATGTTAAGACCTTTATCATCCGTAAATGTAGAGATATTAATTAATGCGTCTTCAAGTGAAGTTTCATTAAGATCCGCCATAGTGGTAGCTCTGTTTGCTAGTGAACCGCCGCCGCCTAGTGGATGATCTGTAGCTACAAGCACTTTACCATCACCACCTGTTGTAGAGAACGCATTGTTCAATACAGATGCAGCTTTGATTTGCTTTGTATTAGCCATAGACCTTGCTAGTGCTTTGGTGTATCTTGCTCCGAGTCTATCATAAAGATTATCTTCAACTGCTTCTTCGGTTAGTGCGAATGCTAAAGCCACTGTTTCGTGGGTGTAACGAGATGTATAACCTTCGTTAGCTGTATCAAATCTGACACCGCTACCTTCGGATTTTACTTCCGCATTACCAAACCCTACTATTAGGGTTTCTTCTTCAAACGCTCTATCAGAAGTTTCAGTATCGAAAATTTCTGTATGTTGAGATTCGTATCTTGAGTATTCCATACCGAACAAGGCATTCAAACCTGGCTCTAATTCTTTCGCTAGTTGCGATCTGTTAATTGCCATTATTTATACTCCTGTTGGATCGACATAGAAATGCTCATTAAATTTAACAATCACATTCACGTTAGCTGAACCTGTTGTACTGTTATCTGGGTCACTCGAAAAGCCCATAATTCTGAACGTAGCAGTTGTAGCTGCTGTTGTTCCAGATAGTTCTAAAGCTGACATCCCTGTTTTCACAGAGCCAGCAGTATAGGAAATATCTGCGTTCAAACCGACATCAGTTTGAGCTGGAGAACCTGCACTTTGAATTTCAAATACAGCATCAGGGTCATCTATTACGAATGCTTTAATATCGGACGATACAGTGCCATCAGGAAAGTATGAACTAAAAATAGTTTCACCAGAAGAGTTTGTAAAAGTACACCCTCTAAAAATTCCGATAGACTCATCCCCAGCAGCAGCTACTAAAATAGTACCTGTGTTGAGCATTTTTACTAAATCGCCAGAAAAAATATTCCCAGAAGCACCTGAGGCAATCGCGTATTCTGTAGTTCCACCATTTTGGACTCCAGAACCTAATTTACCTACAACACGTGCTCCGAAAGGGGCATTTTTGTTAGCCATAATAAGTCACCTTATATTTGTTATTTAAAGTTATAGCGATCAACTACGTTGACCACCGCCAAAAGTTACTTTGCTTGATCTCTGAGGATTTAACATCGGAGAACTTGGATCTGATTCCTTCATCATATCGTTATCTACAGCATCTTGCTGAGTTTGTGCACGTTGGGCATAGTAGGAGTTCCTTTCCTCACGTGTTTCATTTGGAATCTTAGCCAATAGCAAACCACCTCGTGCAACAACTCCTGCGTGTTTACCTTGTTGTAATGTGTCAAAACGATCTTGGTCAGAATCATGTAACTCATCAGATCTAACTAGGTCAAAACCTTCGCTTAATCTTGAAGTTATATTCTTACGATCTTCTTGGCCTACAATTTCGGCTCTGATCCACCTGTAAGTATAACCTTCAGGTGCAGGAGGAGTATCCAACGTAGATGGTGGGCTCCATGGTTTGCGAGCTACTTTATCAGCTCGAGTGTCGGCAGAACGTGGTGTTCTGTTTAAA